TGCCTGCTTCTGCGCGAGCCACCGATCAACCAGTTGCTGGCCGATCTGTTCGTACCGTGTCTGCGCCTGGAGCAGGTTGCCATCGAAGTAGGCAGCTAGCTCGTGAATGCCATCCATGTCGGCTTCGGTGTAGTGCGGGTTAGCCTGCAGGATCGACATCTCCTGCCGCTGGAGTTCACCAGCGACTGCCATCTGCCAGTTCGCCATCGCTTCGGCTTCCTCGCGCGCCTGAGCCTGCTGCTCGAACGAGTCGAGTCGAGACTGTTGGGCTTCGAGGGCCGCCGCGATTGGCGCAAGCTCCGGATCCGACCTCAACGCGGTTAGGTCAAGCGCGGGGGCTTCCCCCTGCGCGCCTGCGACCTCGGTCTCGATGCGCTTGGCTGCTTCCGTATTCGCCTGAGCGGACGTAAGTCCCTGCGCCTGGAGGTGCGTTGAGAGTTCCGCGTGGAACTCCTGAAGGTACTTCGGATCCTGTAGAGCCTGGTACAGCTCGGTCGCCTGACGCGCAACCTGCGGGTCGAGGCCGTCGAACTGCTTGCGCTGTTCGGCGAGCGCCTGAGTCTTGCGTGTCCATTCGCCCTGCAGTTGCTTGACGAACGGAGCAAGCTCCGGGTGCTCGGCGATCAGCTGGTCGGGATTGACCGATCCATCGAACAACGGAGTGTCCGCAGCCGGGGCAGGCGTGTTAGACAGCGATCCGTCCGGCAGGATGAACTTTCCTGACGCGGGATCTCGGAGCTGTGACGCTGCGTGGTGCGGTTGTACTCCGGCCTCGGTGGCCGTTCCCTCGGGAGTCGCCGGAGTCGGGGTAGCCTGCTCGGGAACCGCCGGGGCGTTTTCCGCCTCGATTGCGTTTCCGAGTGCTGCCTCCGCTTCCGCGAACGACATCTCTGATGCTGCTTCGGACAAAGTGGTTTCTCTCCTCTCAGAGTCCCTTTCGGGCTGCTCTGTTAGTGGACGGTTTAGGGCGTTAGAGACTTGGTCTCTACGATTTCGGCGTCGATGATCTCGCCGTCGCGTGAGGCCGACATCGCGATTAGTTCCGATGCGAACCCGCGCATTAGCTCCCGCGCCTCTTCGGCGTCCGGGAGGTGGTGCTGGTGCTCGACGCGCTTGACGTCCAAGCCGCGAGCGGTGTTCAGCTTGTCGGTGAGTACGCCGACCGTCGTGTTCAACTCAGCCAGCTTCGGCTTCGAGAGAGGGTCATCCAAGACCTGCTCGATCCTGTCGAGTGCCTTGTTGCGGATGCGCTCCCCGTCCTTGATGAAGTCGGACGAGACCTCCTCGATGGCGTCCGCCGACGGCGGGCCGTTCTCCGCGAAGTCCTTCTTCCACCCGCGAACGGTGGACTCCGGGTACCCGGCCTCACGGGCTGTGCGCTTGATGTTGCCGCCCGTGATCTGGAGGGAGAAGTACACGGCCGCCCTGTCGGCTTCCGTGTACTTGCTCACCCCCGCCATTACTTGCCTCCGCTCGGCTTCGCCGGGGGACGCTTCGCCGCGGCCAGTTTGGCCTGGTGCATCTCCTCGGCGTGCCGCATGCGCTGCTGGTGCTCGGCCTCGGCACGCGCGTCGGCGTGACCGGAGGCGTCTTGCTGAGCCCCGTGCGTCTTCGACTCTGCGAGGGAGACCTCGTGGGCCGCCTTCGACATCGTCTTCGCATGCTGCTCCTGGTTATGAACCAGGGTCTGCATCTTCTCGGCGTCGGTGAACGGGTCGTTGCCCGCGTCATCCGCGTCCGCCTTGTCGATGCTGTCAGTGACCCACGTCTCCAGCGGCGGCTGTGCCACCGCCTCGTCAGAGACCTGAACCCCAGCCTCGCGAAGGATCTCCCCAGCGACCGGCGCACTTGACGTGGCCTTCATCTGGAGCGTGACCTTCGGCCGCTCGACGGGCGCACCCATCTGAGCAGACGCCTGAGCGATCTGCATGTTCATCTGCATCATCGCCGTGAAGCGCTGGCTGAATCGGTTCTGAGTAGCGGGGTCTAGGTTCTCGAACTCGACGGAGTCCATGAACTGCGTCAGGACGTCGAGGTGGACGCCCGGATCCTCGTGCGGCATCGGCTGAAGTGACGCCTGCTCCAGCATCTGCTGGATCAGTCCCATCTTCGTCTGCGGGTCTTCAGGCTGTCCGTCGCCATTGAGGTCTGCGTTCGGATCCTGCATCGCCTGCATCGCCTGCGCCTTCGCCTGTTCGAGCGCGAGAGGATTGAGGGGCGTGCCTTTCTTGAGCTTCTCGATGGTGCGGTACGCTTGCTCCTCCGCGGCCTGAGCCTTGGCCGTGAGGCCCGTCAGGTCGGCGGTGTCCATGTACCGCATCGCCGTGCGCTGGTCGATCAAGCGGTTCTCCAGCATGAAGCCGATGCGTGACTGCTTGCCCGCCCGCGTGCGAGGTAGGCCGGAGCCCGCCTCTGCCTGGAACGAGAAGCCGCCCGCGAGGTCAGCGTTGCGGAACTTCTTGACCTGCACCGCGCCGTTGGAGCCCTTGATCTTGAGCAGGCGCTCCTCGACGTAATACTGCTGCGCCAGCTTGGCCATTATCATCCCCGCGCGCACGAGCGCGCTTTCGAGGCGCTGCACGGTGGGACTGAGCTGGTCGGCTACCGACTCCTGGATGATGTCGATCCCGTCCGCGTTGTCGATGCGGGCCGGGAGCTGGTCACGCTGGTTCGGCATCCGGTTGAAGTAGCGGTCGAGCCGCCGCTCCTGCTCCTGCAGATGCTCGAAGACGTAGCCCGGCAGATCCGGGATCTTGCGCCATTCGGGGACTGCCCCGTTGATCGGGTTGAAGTAGAACGTGCGGCCAGGCTCACTCGTGATGCGCTCCGAGATGCTGCCCGTCGGGGCAAGCAGCTGCGGCCGCATCGTAAGGTTCTTGTGCTCCATGACCTGGGAGATCGTCCGGTTGATGTCCTTCTGGATCGGCCGCGTAGCGGTCGTCACGGGGATGTCAAGCGGGCTGTTCGGCCTCTCCAGACCGGGGAACTTCACGATGGGAAGCTCGTCAAACGGGAACGGCCACGCTGTGTCAGAGAGGATGATGTCCGGCCCCTCGACCCAGCAGACGTACCGGCCCTTCGGGAGCGCGGGGCTCTTCGCGAAGAAGCCGTGGAAGACGCGCCGAACGGACTTCGAGCGGTCGTTCTCCTGCGAGAGGCCTGAGAGATTCAGGGACTCATCGCCGGGGATCGCATCCGGCCCGAGATCCTTCGCCTTCGGCCACCGTGCGGCAGCCTCCTCCGGCGACATGTTCTCGATGACGAACGCGTACTTCGCGTCCTCGAACGTCGGCGCGGCCGGGTCGAGCAGTACGTTCTCACCGGGCAGCACCTTGATGGAGATGTCTCCGACCGAAACCGTCTTCGTGAACTGCTTGACGACTTCGTCGGGATCGTGGCCTTGCTGCTGCGCGGCTTCGCGCAGCGAGTCGCGGTAGATGTCGAGGTTGTCGTCCGACCACATCGGGCCGACGAGCGCCTGACCGTCGGGGCCGACCATGTACGTCATGGACTTCCCGGCGAGCGCGTCCCACTGGATGAACCAGTACCCCTGCGAGAGCGCAGCGTTGTTGAGCGCGCTCTGCAGCTTGCTCGTCAGGTACATGGTGCTCCACCAGTAGTCCCAGAGGGCGGTGCCCATCTGCGCGGACTTCAGGTCGCTGTCGCTGCCTGAGTCCGGCGTTGCCGCGATGATCGGGCGGTTCTTCGTGAGCTGGGCGACGTAGTGGTTGACGCCCGGAAGGATCTGGTTGTTCGTGAGGCGCACCTTGTAGTGGGGCTTGTCGCCCTCGTCGGTTGCCTCGGTCTCCAGTCGGCCGCCGCTGCCGTACGCCTTGTTCCAGTACGAATACTGGTTCCCCTTGTAGAACTCGCGGTTCAAGACCCAGTCGATCTTGTCGCGGTGCCGGAGGTTATCCAGCTCGCGCCGCTTCTCGGCGAGGTCTTTTGCCTCTCGCAGGTCGCGTACGCCGCGGTACTGGGGATTCGGGGTGTCAGCCAACTGTCACCTCCTTCGCTACTCGATGATGTCGCGCTCGGGCGCGGCCTTGAGTTTTTCCTTGGCCGCCTGGTACTCGAACTCGGAGATCATTCCCGACTGGCGCATGGCTTCGATCTGCTCCTCCTCATCGCTGAGGAAGTTGCCCAACTCCAGCTCCACGCCGTCCATGTTCTCCAACGTCTTGAAGCGGGGCTGCAGAGCCGCGGCCATGCCGACGGTTGTCGTCGCCATACCTACCTGTGCGCGCAGGTACTCGATCTGCTCGATCAGGACCTGCACCATGCGCTCGCGCTCTGCGAGCGTCTCCCGCAGGAGACGCTCAACGGTACTCGTGCGGACGAGGCCGAACATTAGACCGCTTTCCAGGCCGTGTGCGTGCCGGACTGCGAGACCGACGTGTTGACGGCCGCGCCACCGGGAGTGAGCGACACCTGGAAGCTGTTAGCTCCGAAGCCCGCCGCGATGACGTAGTACACGACTCCGGCCGAGAGGCCGGTCGGGAGCGCGCTGGTCGTGGTGAGCTTGATGGCGCTCCCCACAGACAGGCCGTGCGCGGTCAGCGTGAATACGCCCGGTGAGGCGATGGTGACGGTGAACTGCCCGACCTGAACCGCGCCCTTAGGTACGAGCGTGAGAACCTGCCCGACGAGTTGTAGTTCGTGTCCCGTTACGTCGGCTACCCGCTCCAGTTCAGCGATTCGCTGCGCGGAAACGGATACGGAGGTGATATGCGCCACCTCGCCGGAGGCAACGTACGTAAGGCCACCCGAACGCTTGTCGAGATGGTCTTGGATGTGCGAGTTGATGGCCATGCCCTTCCTCTCGTGTGCTTAGCCCTCCGAGCCCGTCTCGGGATCGTAGGATCGGTTCTTGTCCTTGCTGTTCTGGATCTGCAACCAGGCCTGCTCCTCCAGCGAGCCGCCTTCGGCATCACCGGGGAAGAGGTCTACGTGCGGCATCATCGGGAGCAGAACTCCCGCGGAGCCGAGCGCGATCTCAACGGCGTCCAGGAGGTCGTCGTCCCCGTTCTTCTTCTCGGGGTCGTACGACACCCACTGGTCGATGAACTCGCGGTGCTCCTTGTTGATCCGGACGGTGCCGATCTTGAAGAGCGGCCCCAGCCCGAGGATGCGGTCTTCCTTCTTCCCCTTCGACATCACTGCCGTTACGGGCGGAAGGCCCTGCATGCGCGCCGTCATCTGCATGAGCGCGCGCTGATACGCGTTCGACTCGATGCCGATGTTCTCCGGCCGCCACTTAAGGAACCACTCGCGAACCTTGTCGAGCTGATCCGGGAACTGGATCCTGTCAACGAAGTAATCGATCAGGAACGCCTGGTCGCCCTGTCGGGTGATCCCGATGAGCGCCATCGCGAAGTGATCGGCGGTGTCCGCGAGGCTAATCGCCGGGTCTACCCCGATGAAGAGCCGCAGGTCGTACCGCTGTCCGCTGTCGTCCATCGGCAGACCAACGTCGTCCGTCTGGATGTCGGGGTTTCCCCGCACCCAGAACTTGAGCCAGTCTCCGGGGAGGGCGATACCTGCCATCGCATCGAAGGACGCCATGAACTCTTGCCGGAACATCCACGGGTGGTAGTGCTCAAGGGCATAGTCCCACTCCGATCGCTTGAAGTAGGGGTTGTCGATGCTCGTGTACTCGACGCGGAACTGATTCAGGTCGAGTCGCGCGCGGTCGCTCCAGAAGAGCTTGTGGAACCAGTTCTTGCCGTTCGGCGTCGTGGTCGTGATGACCATGCCTTCCTTGTCGGCGAGCGCCGGGAAGACGACGTTCCACGCCTCCTGCGTCGTGATGAAGGCGGACTCATCAATCCAGAGGATGTCGAGGCCTGCACCGCGCAGTGACTGCGGATCGACGGCGGTCTTGAACTCGACACGCGCGAGCAGTTGCTCGCCGGGGCCGAAGAACTCGAAGACCTTCTCCGTCTTGTTGTACGTGTAGTCCGTGTTCTTGACGAGCCCGGCCTGCCGGATCACGTCCATGAACGTGACGAGGCTCGGGCCTCCGAGCTTATGGTCTTTCGCTAGACCCCAGATCCACAGCGGGCGATCCGACTCGACACCGTGACGGTCTCGATGGAACTCTCGCGGATGGAGCGCGTAGAAGAGTGCCTCCCACGCTGCGCTCAGCGTCTTGCCTCCGCGTCGTCCGGCCACGAGGTGGCGGAAGCGCGCGAGGCCACCCCCGTTGCGCGCGGAGTGGAAGAGCATCTGCCAGATGTGCGGGCGATAACCCTTCTGCAGGAACCAGAGGTACTTGACCGCGTGGGCTTCGAGCATGCCCGGAAGCAGCTCGCGGGTCAGGTCTTCTGCTCGATGTGTCCCGCCCGCGGTCAGCGAGCGGTAGTCCACCGTCTAACCGACGTGCGTGTAGATTACGGCGATGATGAACCCGGCGATGTAGAGTCCGCCGACGAACTTCATGGCGTAGGAGATCGGCCTCCATGCCTCGGTCTGCTCCTCCGACATGGGCCCGAGCGAGCGCTTGAACCGCTCCCACTTCGTGCCTTCACCATCGATACCGAAGGCCCACTTGAACCCCTCCCCGCGACTCATGGTCATCGTGGGCCGCGAATCAGCGGCGGACGCGCAAGGGTCGGTTGGTAGTTCATGGCCGCCTCGTGCCGCAGATGTTCGGGCAGGCGTACTTGTCGGTCTTCTCACCGCAGACGTCGCACGTCCAGAAGGCAAGCGCCTTGACCTTGCGGATCCCGGCGTTGGTACAGTCCTTGCAGTTTGCAGCGAAGGTCATGCTGTCTCCTAAAAGTTGGCGGACGGTTGGGGGTTATGCGTCCAGGAAGTCCTGGCTCTGACGAAACGCTTCCGGCATGCGCTCGACCTGGAGCACCATCGCGGAGTAGTTATCGCCGACGTCAAGGGCTGACGTGATGGTTCGGAGGCGATCTCCCTTGCGGAGCTTCAGCCCCATAGCGGGGAGGCCGAACCCGGCGCTGAGTCCGGAGGTCGGTGCGCCCGCGAACAGCGCGTACTGGGTGGTGGTGGTGGCTGCGCGACCCGTTGCGTCCGCCACACGGAAGAACTCGTTGGCCGCGTTACCGTCGTCAGCGACGAAGGCCGGGAACCTGTTAGCCACCACTCCGGAAGTCACGAACGTGATGCGCGCCGACATGACGACCATGTCCTCGTCGGCCACGTAGGTCAGCTCGACTCCCGCGGCTGGGTCGCTTGACGTCTTGACGCCGACGGCTTTACGAGCCATTTAGCGGTACCAGCTACGGACGCTGTCGATGTTGAGCACGCCGGGCGTGGCCGTGTTCGTGAACTCGACGGCGAAGTCGAGCAAGGACGGGGCCGTGGCATCTGCGGTGTTGCGGAGCGGTAGGAGACTGACCACAGACGAGAAGTCCATCTCGTCAATCGTCAGCTGCTTCCAGGTGTTCTTGATGACGTCGATACTCATGACGACACGGTGCCACCGTGGGACAGCCGTGTTCTCGGACGTGTCACGCGTCATCAGCGCCTGCTGCACTCCGGCCGAGTCCTGGTAGCTCCAGACATTCGTGGTGAAGACATGGAGCAGCTTTGCGCGGATCCAGTTCGCCTGATCGCGGTAGGACACGTAGAAGGCGAGGTTCGAGGGGTTCTCGTCCATGACGGAGAAGATCCACTCCACGCCGACCTCTCCACCGCCGCGCGGGCCCATAGCCCGCTGCGGGATCGGGAGGTACTTGTGGATCTCAGAGCTGGCCGCGGTGCCGGACGTGAACTTCATCGCCTGGCCGCCTGTGATGAACTCGGCGGCGGCGGAGGTCAGGGCCAGCGTAGCGGCGTTTGCGAGCGTGAGGCTCCACGGCACGTTCGCGACGTTCGACTTCTCGAACTCGTCGTCGAGCACGTTAGGCAGGACGGTCGTACCGTCCGGAAGCCAAATGCGATCATCCATAGTGAGTTTCTCTCCTCGCCTAGGTGTGTTTACAAAGAAATGCCCCTCGACCGGCCCGTGTTCTAATCCGATTCGGTCGAGGGGCAAAGGGAAGGGACAGGTCAGTAATCGATCGGCTCACAAGCACGAACCGACCCGACTAAGATCACGGCCGCTCGGTACCGAGGAGTTGCAGCTCCAAGACGCCCTGCGACACATCGAGCCCCGTTACGCCGCGCGCACTCCGTTTCAGTTCGACCACGGGCACCGCCCACCCACCGCCATCAGCTCCAAATCACCGCAGCCCCAAAAAGACCACGGATCCCCTTCACCTCCGACAGCGGATGCAAGGACTGCACCCGAGCCACCTGCGTTGAAGCGCAACGCATCTGCGTCGTAGACCCTTCAGCCGAGCCGTGGGCAAGCGCGCACGACATCCGACTGACCTATCCCTATGACCTCCGCGGGACTCGAACCCTTGCCCGTGACACCGAAGTGCCCCGGTCTACCTAGCGAGGTCTGCTTGCGGACTGTGACCGTGTAGGGGGATCGAACCCCCGTGCTTCCTATCCAGCCACGGTCAAAGAGTGCCAGGGCGATCTCCACCGTCCGCCGAAAAGATGCCCTGGCACCCTTTAAACGAGAATCAGGGTGGTTTCTACAACCCTCCCGGTGAGAGAGCTTCTGCGGATCCTCTTCCAGGGGAAGATGAGCCTCTCCCCCACCGGGAGGATGCCCAGGAGCCTATCTGGTACCGGCCGTGCCCTGGCGGGCGGCCGGGGCTCCGAC